CTACAGAAGCAAGCATTGGAAATATTGCCACACTTGGATCTGTAACAGCAGGAACAGGATTAACCAACGGCACTTATGAGAACGTACCCTTAAAAGGTGGTACAGGTTCAGGAGCATTAGCAACGATAGTAGTTGCCGGCACAGTAGTAACAACCGTTACTATTACAAAGCCCGGCAAAGACTATACAGTAGCCGATGTGCTAACTGCTGATAATTCTTACATGGGCGGTACAGGTTCGGGCTTTTCCGTTCCGGTAGCAACAGTAACTACCACAGCCGCTTCTTACGGATCACTGCCGGCAGGACATGAATACGTTGGTATTCTCATTGCATCAATATTAACAGCTAAACCCTTCGCTGGTATAATGGTAAGGGGAACCGTTAACCCGGCCGCTGCGCCTTTCTCAATGACAAGCATTTTGTCAGCATTTAAAACAGCAGTACCACTAATCGACTTCAGGGAGGACTAATAAATTATGAAACAGACATCCTTATTCGTTCAGTATGTATCGAAGTTCTTTAGCGGTGTTGTTGCTGCTATAGTAAACAAGATAAACGACAGTAAAAACCCGTTGGTTTATTACCATAAAAGGTTTTTGAAAAAACAATATTCACCCGATGGTAAATGGGAAAGCATTACAGCAGCCAATACATTGGTAATGGCCGATGTTGTTGCCATGGATTCATCTCTTCCATTAAAGAAGAGGGATTCTATTTCCCGTGCATCCGGTGACATACCTAAAATGGGTATGGAAATGGCGCTGCGTGAAAAACAGCTAACCGATCTGCGCACCCTGGCACTTCGCCCAGAAACAGAAGCACAGCTCATTACAAGGATTTTTAATGATGTACCCCGGGTAATAGGTGGCGTTTATGAAAGGAATGAAGCTATATTCCTTGAAGCCCTTTCTACCGGCGTGGCAGAAATTACAGACACCGAAAACGTTGGTACATCTATCAGGCTGGATTACGGTTATTTATCCGCAAACCAGTCAGGAGTTGCCACTGTATGGTCAAGTACATCGGCTACACCATTAGATGATTTGCAGGGAGTTTGGAATAATGCAAAAAATGCCGGCAACATTATTCAGAAATGGTTGATGGACCGGGCCACTTTCAACAATTTTGCCAAAACAACCCAGGTAAAAGAATATTATGCTTTTAGCGTTGGTTTTGCCGGCACAGCCTCACAGATACCTTCTCTTTCAAAAGTGAACGAATTCCTGAAAGACACTTTTGGTTTTACCATCGAGATCATTGAACGCTCTGTACGCTATGAGAAAAATGGTGTTCAGACCGTTGCCACTCCATGGGCTACTGGAATTGTCATAGGTATTTGTAGCGAAGAATTGGGATTGCTTCAATGGGCAAGATTGGCCGAAGCTGACTTCCCTGTTGATGGTGTAACATACCAAACAGCAGATGATTATATCCTTGTATCAAAATACAGGTCAAACCAGCCGTCATTGGCAGAATGGACAAGCTCACAATCACGTGTGGTTCCTGTGCTGACTAATGTTGATCAAATTTATAAAATTGATTCTACAGAAGTAGAAGGATAATCTTTTTTATGGCAAAAGCAGAAAAAATAAAACCGGAAGAAACTTTAGAAGTAGAAAAAGCAACAGATAAAAAGAAAAAATATATTGTTGTTGCTCCTTTCAGGGATAAGACAAACTTCAATAAAAAGTTTCAGGCCGGGGAAGATGTAAGCGCATTTGATAAAGACAGGCTTGACTATTTACTGGGTAAGAAGCTCATTGAATTGAAATGACAAATCTCGAAAGATTAATATCATTAATAGGTTTTGCCCCTTCAAATAATGATTCTCTACAGGGTGCATTAATTGATTTTGGTATTAACGGGGCCGATACTTATACAGTAGCCAACAAGCTTGTTGTTAAGAAAGCAGCAATACAGGTTATACAATTACTGTTAAGCACAGCTGATACAAACAACGGTATGAGCAACGGAGCAGGTTTTGAAATCAAATATGACAGGCAGTCCCTTCTCGATTACCTCGACAGGCTTAAAAAAGAAGTTGAAGAAGAAGAGAATGGCGTTGAGTCAAACAGACTTATTACAGGTAAAACAGTATGGTAAATGGTACATCCATATCTGCCGGATATTATAAAAGGGATTGTTGAGCGTATTAACAATGTATTCTCAACGAGGGAGACAGATCCTTTTACAGTTCTTTTTACTCACGGGAATTATGCTCAGGCAAACAGGGATTTTTATAAAGCGCCGCAAGAAGGTAAAAACAATCTTATTTGGTTGAAAATGCCCTTTGACCAGGTAGTTGGTAAAAGTTCACTGTATTATTCTGATCTGGTTTTTTCTATTGCTATAGCTACAGTATCAGACAATAAGCTATCGCAGACAGAAAGGGATAATACAACCATTAAGCCAAGGCTTTATCCCATGTATGACATGCTGATGCAGGAATTAGACAGGGAAGGTTGGTTTGTTTTTAATCGAACAAGAACGCCTGAGCACAGGGCAATTGTGGAGTCTTATTGGGGAATAGGCGATGTGAACGGACAGGATACCGATAACCTTTTTAAGATAAAAGCAGATGTTATGTCTGTATTAGACTTAAAAATAAAACTAAGGAAATCATCTTGCCGGTCACAATACAACCCATTAGAAATAACAGATGTTCCTTATCAACCGGTGCAGCTTACTTTCTTTAAAGACATAGAGCTGATAGTTGATGGTGGCGCTGATATTGATCCGGCAGATGGTGCGGACACTGTTTTAATACCTGATTTGGCAGGTTTTGAATATGATGTAGTGCAGAGGGCTTTTGGGCAGTTAAGGAAAGAAAGGGCCCCGGAGATAGTAATCAATGCTGCAGGTGGGTTCACGTTAACCGGTGGTTATAAATTCAGTAAGGATGATACCTACATCATAAAACTAAGGCCAACATTTACTGAAGTAAGCGAATTGCCCGATG